CAAGATGTCTCAAGTGTGGCTGTTTTATGGAGAAAAAGGCGCACGTTGAATTGGCAACTTGCCCAATAAACAAATGGGGACCAGAACTGCAAGTGATGCTTACACAAGCGCAAATGGATAGTTATGTGCCTGCCGCTCTAGAAATTGATTTGCCAAAATTGTCGGCGGAAGATGCGGCTGAAATGAAAACGCTTGCAGAAGATGCTTTACAAAAAAATAAAGGAATGTTTGTTCATAAATCAATGAACTATAGGGCTCAATATAAATCCGGAAATTCTGGTGAATATAAAATATTCACCAGTTCTCCAAGTGGCAAACACCTATCTATTACGAGTAATATGACAGAAGAACAAAGAAAAGCGTTATATGATATGGCGCAACAAATGAAAGATCCAAGCGGGCCAAAAACGTTTATTTATAATGGTACAGAATATAGAGTAACCATGATTGATGCTAAAAGAGTTTCACTTGGTTTAGCGTCGAATCCATCGCCAAAATTGAATACATAGCATCATAAGGCATATTATAATAATATAATATACGCTGTAGTGTATATTTATATAAAAAGATATGCCCTCTGATATTCTTATAATTCCAAATAGAAGTTCTACAACTGCTGCTCCTGTTATACAATTCAGCGGCAGTCAGGCTAATACAATAAGATTAGAAGTATTAACTTCAGGCAGTATTGCGTTTCTTGGTAATTCAGGAAGTTTGTTTAGCATATCAGACAATCTTTCTGGCAGCTTGATGGCAGTAAGTGATATTTCTGGATTGCCTATTTTAGAAGTATTCAGCGATGACAGAGTAGTAATGGGACGATATAATACAAATGCTCTGGTTGTTACTGGCAGCAGCGTTGGTGTAAGAAAATCTCCATTACATAATGCCGCGTTGGATATAAGTGGTAGTGTATTTATAACAGGCTCGTTAAATATGACCGGCGATCTAAACGTACCAAATGTAGTTGCAAACAATGTATTACATCCATTTTTATTTATAACGTTTTTATAAAACAATACATTTATATATATAGACAAACATTATGCCAACAACATACAGAATACTAGGTCAAGTTATACCAGGCAATACACTCACTAATTTATATGTACCCGGCGTAAGTCCAGTAACATCGAGTGTAGTTTCAAGTATTATAATTTCTAATACAGGTAGCGCGGACAGACTGTTTAGTATTTTTGTTGCTTCATCTCCAACACTCACCGGATCTATTTCATTTAATACCCCAGTGCTTGCATACGACTCTGTTGTGCTTAGTGCCGGTTTAACTCTTGGACCGGGAAACGTAATACGTGTTTCTGCGAGCGGAAGTGGAACAGGGTTTGGAGACGTTATCTTTACTGCGTTTGGTACAGAAATCACATAATATTTTTTGGTTATGTCTACGAGACTTATAGACCGTAGAGCTAGTCAGAAGAAAGTTGGCTCTGTACCAAAAAAGGTATTAATTTCTGCTGGTGGTGGGAGGACATTCATAAGCGGGAGTTTCAAGTATCACGTTTTTACATCCACAGAATCATTCAAAATTTTTTACAAAAAAACAGGAAGTTTATTTTTTGATTATCTTGTTGTCGGCGGTGGTCAAACGGGAACCAGTGGCAGCAATGGAGAATATAACGGGGGACAAGGGGGCAGTGGCGGAAATGGTGGATCCGGTTCTTATAAAACAGCAACGTCGCAAAGTTTTAATTTATTCAACTTAGATGTGCCATATACTGTAACCGTCGGGGGTGCTGGTTCACATTCTACAATTGCTACAAATTCTACTACGATTACAAGCGCCGGTGGAGTATCACGAACAGGTGGTACTGGCGGAAATGGAGAAACTAGTAATCCAACATGTACAGTTGAGGAAATCTGTGACCCTGAGTGTTCCTGCCCATCAGACTGTTATCAATGTGCGGGAGATCCTGGCAGTAACGGATCAAATGGACAACTTCCTTTTTCTGGTAGTATAATTTTTGGTGGACCGTCGAGTTCTTATGCGGCTGGTGGTGGTGGAGGCGGTGGTGCTGGTGGAAACACCGGAGGTGCCACCGGAGGTTCATCATCAAGGGGAATTGGTGGAACGGGCGGAGATCCCGGTAGCGCGGGTGCTAATGGTTTACCAAATAGCGGAGACGGAGGATGTGGTGGCGGAGGTGGAGATCCGTGTTGTAATAATACCTCGGGTTGTACCGCAGATAACATTTGTAATACCACTAAATTTGGCGGGGCACCGGGATTAGGTGGTAGCGGAATAGTTTATATCAGATATTTATTTGAGCAATAATTTTATATGCCATACAGTTTATCAAGCAGACGTTCTAGTCAAAACATAGTTTTTCAACCAAGAAAAAAGTTGTTGGTATCTGCTGTTGGTGGAGAAGTTTTTATAAACGGAGATTACAAACATCATGTTTTTAAATCAACGGATTCGTTTAGATTATTTTTTAGAGCTACTGGATCAACTTTTAACTATTTGGTAGTTGCCGGTGCATCGAACGGATTTGCTGGTAGTGGTGGGCAAGGGGGTAATGGGGGATCTGGTTCGTACAGATCTGCCGTGGGAGAGAATCTTAATAGATTTAATCTGCACGCAGGATATACCGTAACTGTTGGTGGAGCGGGGTCGCATTCTACAATTGCAACAAATTCTACATCAATAAGCAGCGCGGGGTCTGTTATTGGCGGCGCTGGTTTTGGTGGATCACCTGACACATCAAGTCCGGGTTGTACGGGGGACGTTGTAATCGAAGATATATGTTGTTGTTATGATTCTAATAATGACGGTGTAACTTGTTGCGATGCGAATCAATGCGATCCTAGCGAAGATCCGGGCTGTTGCTGTGATCGAGGAGATCTCTGTGGACAGACCGCTGTATGCACAACAAACTGTGAGCAGTGTGGTGGAGATGTCGCAACAGCTGGTGGACAAGGAGGCGGAGGGGTGGCAGATCCAACCCTTGTGTTTGGTGGACCATATGGTGGACCAACATATACAAATTTTGCTTATGGACAAGGAGGAGGTGGTGGTGGAGGTGGTGGATATAGCGGTGGTGGAGGTGCTCCAAACGGAGGCAACGGCGGCTATCCTGTCAGTAATGGAGGAAACGGTCAAGCAAACAGCGGAGTAGGCGGTGGTGGTGGTGGTGGGCGTGAAGACGGAGAGTATTGTAATAATATTACCGAATGTATTGCTGGCATGTCTTCCGGTCCCAGTGATGCAACGCCGGGTACCGGAGGTACCGGTGGCAGTGGAATAGTTTTTATCGTATACAAATTTCAGGAGTAAAAATATTATGGCACATTTTGCAGAAATATCGGGCAGTGTATTCATATCTCAAATAACAGGTTCTAATGCTTCATTATTTACACCAATATCCGGTGCTTATGTGGTGCGTACTCTTGTTGTTGCCGATGAGCGTGAATCTTACGGTGAAGAATTTTTAAGTTCTACACTTGGACTTGGCGGTACATGGATAAAAACAAGTTATAATACTCGCAGAGGTGTGCATGTTAACGACGGCATTCCTTTGCGAAAAAATTATGCAGATACTGGATTTATATATGATTACAACCGAGATGCATTTATGCCTAATATGCCAACACCTCCTCCATTTGGAAGTGGGTCGCTTGTATTCAGTGAATCTCAATGCTGGTGGTATGTTGAGCCTTCTGGTAGCATATATTCGGGTAGCATAGACTAAAGTATTTTTATTTATTATAACTTTACATTCATATATATACAAATAAACTGTTATAAAACATTATGGAATTAAATCAACCAAACACACAACAATCCGCACCAACTGGTCCAAGAGTATTTGATGCGGCAGAACTACAAGAACTAACTGCTATTCGTGAAGCATATGAACAAGCTACTGTTTCGCTTGGTCAATTGGAAATGCAAAAGCGCGAATTAATCAAAACCGAAAAGCGAGTTAACGAGCGACTAACTGCTATAGAAGCACAAGAAAAAGTATTCTTGGATAAGATTGTAGCAAAGTATGGCGAAGGTACATTTGATATTAACACAGGAATATTCACGCCAAAATCTCAATAATAGAGATATTTATTATAATAGACAAAATCCTCCATATTAGTGGAGGATTTTTTATTGTTTGAAAAATTAGAGCCATATTTATATTTACAACTTTTTATATAGGAGTTAAAAAACTATGGCAATCGAACAAAATGGAACATATAGCCCTTCAGAACGAATCGTTTCGCCTGGTGTATTCACCAGAGAAGTAGATCAATCGTTTCTTGCACAGGGCGTAGCAGCAATCGGCGGCGTGGTAGTAGCCCCATTCCCAAAAGGACCGGGATTTTCACCAACCGTAATTAACAGCGAAGGTGATTTAAGCACCATCTTCGGTGATGCGGACGGCACACTATACGGCCCAATCACAGCCCAGCAATATCTTCGTCAGCAAGGACAAGTCACAGTTGTCCGCGTTGGCGGTCTTTCTGGATACAATCAACAGAAAGCATTGTTTGTCACAGCTACACCTGGTCAATATGGACGCTTTCAAGAAAATTCGGTAGTTTCTGGTTCTCTACTTGACGCAACATTATATCCAAATTCTGCGGCAAATAGCGTATTCAAAATTACTGGTAGCGTTAGCGTAACATTTGATAGCGGTTTCTATGAGGATGAAACCATCGAAGTTGGTACACTACAAGTTGCTACATTTGCAAGCTCTTCAACAAACCTATACGGAGCAGTTACTGCTTCCGATGGTTGCTTGGATTACTTCTTTGCCACAGCTTCTGCGACAAATACCTCATTCACTATTTCTGGCGATGCTCCTTGGAACGGTTCAAGATTGTCTTCATTGACAATCCGCCGCATACCAGGTGCTTGCGATTTTGAACTTGAAATTGAAGGTGTATTAACTGGCTCATATGGTGCGTTCAATCCAAACGCATTTACTCCAGGTGTTGGATTGACCGAGGATGGGTGTGGAAGTTCTTCTTATGCCACCGGAAGTGATAGCGTATTGTTGGCCGTATTGGCAAATACCGCATATGATCGCAGTCAGAATCTATATGGATTCAGCGGATCTTTGCTATCAACATCGTCGGTCGTTTCTGTCACCGCCGATTTCTCGTTGGCGTTAAACACTATCTATACAGATGGAAGCGGAAATACGGCAAGTTCTTCTTATGGTACATATCAGTTCTCATTGGACGAAGAATCAAACAAATATATTACAAACGTGTTTGGTACTGATCCAAAAGCTGGTTATGTTCCTGTTGCTGCTGGTCAAAAGATTGAAGCAGCATACACATACAAAAACTTCAAACATCGTACCAAAACAATTATAAATCAAATGATTGCTTCTGGTAGCTGGAAGATTGCTATTTTTTCTCGCGACGCAATGGATTTTGAAGATGGTATTGAGCCAGCAGATGGAACTTCCGCATTTGATCTCACAAATGCATATACTCCGTTCATTCGCTCACAGCTAATTGCTGCCTTTACTGGTAGCGGAGTGTCTTCGAGTGCTGCATATGATCTATTCAAGGTACATACTCTGACAGATGGCACCGCTGCAAATACAGCATATAAACTTGAAATATCAAACGTAAAGTCACCTGGTTCTGTACCTGGCACCTCGTATGGTTCATTCACGTTGGCGGTTCGCAGCTATAGTGATACAGACCTAAAGCCTGTATATCTAGAACGTTTTGATAATCTAAACTTGGATGTCAATAGTGCAAATTATGTTGCTCGTCGTATTGGTGACACATACAACTATATCGACTTCAACGGTAAGATTCTGGAATTTGGAGACTTCCCACAAAAGAGCAAATATGTTCGTGTTGAAATGGCAACTGCTCCATGGCCAGTTGACGCAATTCCATATGGATTTGGTCCATATGCCACACCAGTCGGCGGTGATTATGCTCGTTTGGGCAAGATTCCTGCGATGCAATACTGCTCTGCCTCGGCGTACTTGTTACAGCCAGGTAGATATGCTTCTGGTGTAGTATTCCAACCAGCACCAGCACAAGCAGACGCGGATCTTGCTGCTCTATATCCAAATGGATCTAGCGTCGGTCCAGAACTAGACAATAAGCAATACTTCGCTCCAGTACCACAAGGTTCTGCGGTAGGAGCTAATGTTGCGTTTGACCTAGAAACATATTGCGGAGTTTCTCCATTGTATGTTGCTTCTCAAGAAAATACAAATGTTAAGAAGCGTCGTTTTGTTCTAGGATTCCAAGGTGGATTTGATGGTCAATCGCCATCTGTTCCAGTATTAATTGGTAATGATATATTGCCAACAAATCAACAGGGACTAGATTGCTCTACGTCAACAAGTCGTGGTACATATGCTTATAGACAATCAATTGCTGCTTTAAGCAATGCGGATGAGTTTGATTTCAACCTCATCACTGTTCCCGGCATTAACTACGAAGACCACGCATATGTAGCAACTTCAATCGTTGATATGTGCGAACGTCGTGGCGACGCATTCTATATCATGGACATTGCTCCAAATCAAACAGCCGGTGCAACTGCTATTCAAAACGTAGTAGATCTGGCCGGTCAGTTTGATACAAACTATGCTGCAACATATTATCCTTGGGTCAAAGTTACTGAGACCAATAGTAACAAGATCATGAACGTTCCTCCTTCAGTAGTAATGATGGGCGTCTATGCCGCCAACGATAAAGTTGCCGCTGAGTGGTTTGCCCCAGCAGGTCTAAATCGAGGCGGTATCCCAACGGCTGTGTCTGTAGCAGATAGATTGACACACACTGAACGTGATACTCTATATGAAGGTCACGTAAACCCAATCGCCGCGTTTCCTGGTCAAGGCGTTGTGGCTTGGGGTCAGAAGACACTGCAACGTAATCCAAGTGCATTGGATCGCGTAAATGTTCGCCGTCTATTGATCGCGTTGAAGAAGTTCATCGCTTCTTCTTCAAGATTCCTAGTGTTTGAACAGAACGTAGCAACAACTCGTCAACGTTTCTTGAACATCGTCAATCCATACTTGGAAAGCGTACAGCAGCGTTCGGGTGTGTATGCCTTCAAGGTTGTTATGGACGACAGCAACAATACACCTGATCTAGTTGATCGTGGCATATTGTATGGTCAGATCTATATTCAGCCAACACGTACCGCTGAAATGATTGTATTGGACTTCAATGTACTCCCTTCGGGTGCCGTTTTTCCGAGCGCATAAATCATAAAAAATTGATTACAAGAAACCCACTTTTTAGTGGGTTTCTTTTTTATATAGCAAGATTTCATCATTTTGCCTACCGGTTCATATATTTATATTTATATGAAAACAAATTATGGAAACCCAATGTCAATAAATAAAATTTGCGAATGGACCGGTAAATCTTTTACTGTTGATTGGAAGCACAGAAATAAAAGATTCATAGATACAAAAGCAATGTATGCTTGGAGAAAATCGCAAAATCACGAAATTGTAAATTGCTTAAATTGCAATAAACCGTTTGACAGATATAAAAGAATACTACACCCAAGATCTGGAAAATTGCAGCAATATTGCTCAAATGAATGTAACAGAAGTTCAAAAGAAAAGAGAGAAAAACTTAAAATTTGGATAAATGACAACAATCCTATGAAAGATCCAATCTCGGTTGAGAAAATATCAAAAACCAAACTAGAAAAATACGGAAATTATAAATACAACAACCCAGAAAAAGCTGCAAATACTTGTATGAAAAAATACGGAACCGCGTGCTATTTTGATAGCCCTTCTGCTATATTATCAAACGGAAAACGCATATCAAAGTTTCAAAAACAAACGTATGATCTTGTTTTATTAAAATATCCAGATGCAGTTCTTGAAAAATATCTAAAAGACGTTCATTGTTCTGTGGACATTTATATACCTTCGATCAAAAAAGTAATTGAGTGCTATGGGGATTATTGGCATTGCAATCCTAAAAAATACAAATCAGATTATTATAATAAATCTTTGCGCATGACAGCAAAAGAAAAATGGGACAAAGATGCCATTAAAACAAATAAGTTAATGTCGGTCGGTTACGATGTCGAGATAGTTTGGGAAAACTCAAAGAAAAAACTTGTGCATTCAACAAAACCGTGATATTTATAAAATATGCATATACTCCTAAAAAATCTATTGAAAGAAGTAGAAGAAAAGTCTCCACTTAAATATCAAATGTATGTGGATATGGACGGAGTTCTTGTAAACCTTGATAAAGGATTCAAGGCAGTTTCTGGCGGATTATCTCCTCAAGACTATGAAGCAAAAAATGGCAAAAACACTTTTTGGAAAGTAGTAAATAAAAATCCTAATTTCTGGCTTGACCTAGAACCATTGCCAGACGCTAAAGTTCTTTGGGATTATATAAAAGATAGATTCAAAGATCCACCCGCTGTTGTACTGAGTGCAGGCATCGGCACAAAAATAAAAGAGCAGAAAACTGCATGGATACGCAAGCATATAGACCCAAGTGTTCAAGTTATTATTGCTTCGTCCGGCGTATCAAAGCCACAATATATCATTGATAGAGCGGATGTCAGACTTACTCATATACTACTTGATGATACAGACAAGAATATAACTGCTTGGGAAAATTCCGGTGAAAATAGAATTGCTATTTTACATAAAGATGCGGCGAGCAGCATAAATAAGATTAAACAGATTGTGTCTGTATGAATCACGTTTCGCTAAAATCTTTGCTGCTAAAAGAACAATTTCATGTATCCGACATGGTTATGCTTGAAAAGGCGTGCAAGGCTTTTGCAGACGTATTAATAAAAAACAATATTGTAGCACATCAACATAAAGACCTTACAGCAGCAGATACTCCTATATCTCAGTATTCAGAAGATATAGCAGAAGTTGTTCGCAATGAAGTAATCAAATGGATGGATGTAGCAAACAGACGAGGTGGAAGATGAATTATCCTTTATACAACGACAAACTTGCTCCTATATGGAACATCAATGAAGATGGTGCGAGACTTGATGACGAAGTAAGAAAATCGCTCATCAAGATCGCGATGGATTTTGTGCAGGACTTAAAAAAGAACCAAGATATAAACATCAAGACAGAAGACATACTTCTTATTGGTTCTATTACCAATTATAACTGGACGCCATATTCAGATATTGATCTACATATATCAACTGATTTTTCCAAACTTGATATGAGCAAAGAAGACGCACAGGCGATGTTTGATGCGATTAAAACTGGTTGGAATAGCAAGCACGACATTGTGATGAAAAACTTTGATGTTGAGTTATATGTTGAAGATATAGGGGCAGAACAGGTATCTGCATCAAAGTATAGTGTTCTACGAAACGAATGGATAAAAGAACCAAAGAAAGAAAGTCCAAACTTCAACAAGTCACTTATAAAAAAGAAGTATAAAGAGTACTCAAAGAAGATAGACGACTTGATGGATGCAGACAGCGAAAAGCCGCTAAAAGATTTACTTGACAAGATATACAAGTTTCGTCAAGCAGGATTAGACAAGGGCGGCGAACTAAGTGAAGAAAATATTGTATTTAAGATACTAAGAGCAAAAGGTAAGTTAGATAAACTAAAAGACACTATATCAGCGATTTACGACGATAAGATGAGTGTCGATGAAATCGCCATGAACAATAGTTATTATGAGAAGGATGTTCAAGACGCGGCAGATGATATATATGCGATTGCAAAAGCGTTAAAAGTATATCCAGATATTGAACCATATATCAAAAAGATATCATTAAAATACAAGAAGTATTCGGACGATGTGCATATAGACATCGCAAGGGCATTTTCAAAGCTTAGAAAACAACAAATAAAAACATCTTGACATAATATATCGGCGTGATAATATGTCGGTATGCTAAAGAATATCAAGTTTGCCCGGTTTGGTGGGCTTAGTTCAGTCAATCAAAAGGGATATGATTCGAACTGTGATGGCTATCATTCTCCTCCCGCCAAGCGTGGCTTTTATGCGTTTCTTTGGCCGTATTATGAGTTCTTTCTTCTCAGCGGTGGATTATGGACAAACTATCCTTGGTCAATAGGCACCAAGTTCATTTACTTAAAAGACGCCAAGGGTAATATCATTGACGAAAATCATCCTGATCATGAATACTTTTCCAGCACAGGAAAGTATTGGAGCATTCCCACCAAAGAATGGTATTTTCATCATAAGAAACATCCTGAATATGAAGATCCCGAATATGATGCTAAGTTGGAGGCACATTGTATTGATTGGGAAACAAATCACGGAGATAAGCCCAAGTGGGTGTTGGCTCAAAAGCCTTCGCCCAGAATCTTTGAGTACAAAGGAAATATCTGGCATCATTTGACCTGCTATCTTGGACCTTCTGGTGCACTGAAGCAGAAAGGCGGTTGGACTCTTTCGCCGTTTGACGAATACGCAAAAGCATTACAAAAAAACATGCACGCTGGTCGCAGGACACAGTGCGAATACAGTTCCAAGAAAGGATTGCCGAAGTCTAACAAAAATCCTTATGTGGGAATATCCAAAGATCATCTGGAAGTTTTTATTGAGAAGTTGTAGAGCTTCTCCATATCCATTTTGTATGACCGCAGTCCCATATACGGTCAAATCCGTTCAGTTTCATATTTTCCCATTCAGATAAGTTGGGATCAAATGTTTTTAACTTTTTTGCCAGTTTAGATTTTTGGAACATCTGTCGGTTGAATACTGTACTAAAGTCGGGAGATACATAATGATAACCTTGTGCTGTATTTCCTTCAAAGGTCATTCCTAGCTTAGAATACAAGTCTCCAGAGAACAATCTGCGGTCAGAGTAGCTTACTACGCTCTTTGGCTTATAATCCAATAGGAATATACTAAACAACTTTGTTGCTCCACCGTGCACACGAGTATTCAACGCATTGCAGAACCTTGATATTTCCCATTCAACTTTTCGGTCAAATCTACTTCTACAAAACGTCATTATGCTGACCAAGGAGTTTTTATAGTATAAGCCATATGCGACAGATGATTTGTCCTCACCTTGCATATGACACTTGTTCAAGAACTCATTCTTTTCTTTGGTGTCTACTTTTCGTATTTCGCATTCTCGTCCGTGGATCTTGGCAACGTGCCCGCCAACATACTGACGTATGATTGACTTTACAATATTCTGCTTATGCTTCCATTCGCTTTCAAGTATATGAATGAGGTGTATATTTTTCTCGGCACACTTCTCAGTCTTTTCCAGATGATAGTTTTTTGACATTCTGGGATGGCTGGCTCTGTGCCAATACAACCCGTTATATTCTATAGCGAACGAAAGATCGGGGATGTAAAAATCAAGCTCCTTGCCATCCAACACAACTCTATTATTTCGTAGTATAGTTTTACCCTTTACTTCAGACACCAAGAACTCTTGCAAACCAGTTTCTGCGGTTTCTTTCTTTTCAGGATGGCATAGTTCACAGAACACATCTGTTGGCACATATACTGTAGACTCGAATCCATTATTACATTTTTTACAATTAAACTTGTATCTCTGCGAGAAATGATAGCCCGCATAGTCCTCTTGTTTGCATAACCACTTTACATTTTGCGAATTAAACAGAGTTTTTAGTTTTTCATAATGGTTCTCTTGTTTGAGTTTACTTCGTTTTTGTATAACATCTCTAGATTTGCCGGGATTGTCCACACCGTACTTTTCAATCCAAGTTTCCATTATCCGCTGTCTTACAGGACTTTTTGACGACAATACATTTTCTACACCATAGTTTTGTACATTGGTATATTTGGCTTTATCAAGTATAGCTTTTGATTGCAATGCGTGTTCTACACCATATTTGGTCATCATAGAGTTCTTGAAATTATTTACAACTTCAGAAGTCTTCATAGGATGATCCGTGCCGTACTTTTTTAGTGAGGTTTCTACCTGCGACGCTCGCATTTTTGCTAACACTTCTGGGTCTTTGTTAGAACAAGATTTACAGCAATACTTCTGCTTGTTTCGTTTCTGCCATTTCACTCTGAAATCTGTATTGCAAGTTTTACATTTTAGCTCTACAAAGTCTGGGTTTTTCTTGGGTCTGGCCATAGTATTCTTCGGTTTAAAAGCAGTTTATGATTATATATATTTAACGTCAAATAAAAAATACTGTTTATTGTTATTATTTATTATACGTGATAAACACCCTGTATAAACAATTAACAGAAAGATAATACTATGGCAGAGCTACTAGATCAAAATCAAATATTCTTTACGGCATTTGAGCCGAAGGTTCAAAACAGATTCATCATGAACATCGACGGCATCCCAGCCTATCTTATCAAGGCGGCGGCTCGTCCTAGCATCAATAACAATACAATTGTATTGGATCATATTAACTTGAAGCGTAAACTCAAGGGTAAGAGTGAATGGCAAGACATTCAGATCACTCTATATGACCCAATTGTGCCATCTGGCGCACAAGCTGTGATGGAGTGGGTGCGTCTTGCTCACGAGTCCGTGACTGGTCGTAACGGATATGCCGATATGTATAAGAAAGATGTTCAGATTCAAGTTCTTGGTCCTGTTGGTGACATTGTTGAAAAGTGGGACATTAAAGGAGCATTTCCTTCTCAAGTTGATTTTAACGGGGCAGGTCTTGACTGGAGTGCTCAAGAATCACTTGCTATAAATGTCACTTTAACGATGGATTACTGTATCCTCCAGTTCTAATATTATTATAGTGTTCTATACTAAACCCTCACTGTAAAAAGTGGGGGTTTTTTATTTTATCTTGACAAGTTTTGATCTACCCCCTATAACCCCGGGTATCACCTGAGTAAAACACATTTCAATATACTTTTTTATAGTTAAGTTGATATTTATATATACCTAAAAAAATAATGACTAAAGCAGAACTAAGAAAAATAATAGTTGAGGCTGTTAAAAAGGCAAAAGCCAAGAACACTCGCACTGCTGCGTCATATATAACTTCACCAACAGAAACTAATCCAACATTGTATATTAATATAACTGTGTCTGGTTCTGATATGGATGAAACGGAAGATATGCGTGAAAAAATACTAAAAACGCTACAACAAGAGTTTAACATAAAACCAACTAAACAGGATTAATATTATGAATAAATCAGAACTTAAAAAAATTATACGTGAAGTAGTTGAAGAAGTCATGAAAGATGATTTTGCTCCACTTGGTGTAGCACAAGAATGGAGACTAGATGAAAAAGCTCCACCGGATTTTCCAAAGAAACTTCACGACAAACTGCTGAAACAGTATAAGGACGATGAAGGTAAAGCATATGCTACTATGTGGAAGATTTTTTATGCCAAGAAAGATGGTAATAAAAAGATAAATGAAATGTGGATGGCATTTGAAGGCAAAGATCACGATGAAACTGATATGGATAATCCAGAAGAAAAGCGTGAAGTTGAACTTGCCAAGAAGGCAAAAGACGCCGCTGAAGCAATCTTAAAAATGCACGGAAAATAATGAATAAGTCTACACTCAAAGAAGTAATTCAAAATGTGGTTGCTCATAAACTGGCGGAAACCAACGGTGATGCGTCAAAGTATGGATATATTATTTCCGGAAAAGACACCAACGATCCACACCTTCAGTTAATAGGTTATGGTAATATGCCAAAAAGTTATTGGCAAAAAAAACTTGACGGATACGCCGACGAGTTGAAGAAGAGAATTAAAGCCGAAGACTGGAATGCGGCGGTATACTTTATGAAGCAAAGTAGTGTATTCAATCTCGCAGTCAATATGATGAACGAAATATACGAAAAAGATCTTAATGAACTTGATACCACACTCGATTCATCTGCTGCTGAAACTGGATTGACTGACGCGGATAAAAAAGAACTAGCGAATCTAAAAGCTCAGAGTGACAAACTAACTGCTAATATTAAAAAAGTAGAAGGTGATATGGCTAAGTTACAACAAACTATTCAGCCAAAGATACAAAGAGCAGAACGCACAAAAGCAAAGTTGCAAAAACAGCAGTCGGATGTCATTCGTAAACAACAGTCTATACAAGATAGAGCTTGATATATTATGGACGATGTTGAGAAACAACTTCTAGAGATTGAAGAGAACCTGCATAAATGGTTTAAAGAGAAATGGGTAAGATTTGGTCCAGACGGTAAGATACGTGGTCAATGTGCCAGAGAAAAATCAAGCGAAGGTAAACCAAAGTGTCGTCCACTAAAGTCTGCACAAGCGATGGGAAAGAAAGGTAGAGCAACTGCTGCACGCAGAAAGAGACGTGAAGACCCAAATCCAGATCGTAGCGGCAAAGCAAAAAATGTAAAAACCGAGGCTGATAAGATGGATGAACTAAAGTGCTGGAAGGGATACTCACGAGTACGTGGTGTGCCTGCTGGTGCACCAGGTAGTTGTAAAAAGAAAACAGAGGAATCTATAACAGAATCTTCCAATTTCTCTATTGAACAACTGGCAACCATTAGCGATGAAGCACTGGATCAAGCATATGGATATGGTCGCAGCACGACGGGTAATACTTTTGGTTGGCAGGCTAATGTAATGTCTGCAACATATGCTAAAGAAGTAATTGATATGGGCGTCACTGACATCGAAAAAATTGCGAATGCTATTCACAAAGGATGGAATGTCACGGCAAAAAAGTTTGTTGAAAATCCGGATCAATTTGATGATACTGAAAAACTACGCCAGTCTGGTAAACTGGATAATAAGATACAACAAAGAAAAAAATTGATGAATATTGACTACAACCAACTAAGCGATGCCGAAAAAGAAAAGGATCGTGTTGTAGCTCGTGCTTTGTTGCAATCGTTGAAAAAAGAATTGAGCGAATCTATAACACCAGAAACCATACATAAACTTGCAGACGACTTAGGTATTGAGTGGGACAACGAGCCAAGCTTTCTTGAACTTACAAAAGAGTTGACGGGTAAAGAACATTTGGACGATTTAAATCAAGCAGAGTTGATGAAAGTTAAAAACCATTTAGAAAAACAAAATATAGCAGAAACAGAGGAATTTACTATGGATAATGTAAATGAAAATCATATGTGCCCTATTTGTGGTGGAGAACTTGTGTCAGAACTATTGATGAACGAAAAGAAAGATGCTTGTTATTATAAAGTTAAATCGCGCTATAAAGTGTGGCCAAGTGCATATGCTTCTGGTGCATTAGTAAAATGCCGTAAAAAAGGAGCAAAGAACTGGGGCAACAAATCAGAAGGCGTTGAAGAACTTGATGAAAAATGGAGCAAAAAATACAAGCGTAGCATTGATTGTAGTCATCCAAAAGGATTCAGTCAAAAAGCACATTGCCAAGGCAGAAAAAAGAACGAGGAAACCCTTATGAAAGAAGAACAACTGAAGAATATAATCAGAGAAATGGTAGAAGAGATGTATAACGAACAGAACCAGATGCAAGATGAATGTTGGGAATGTTATGAAGCTGCCATGGAAGAAGGTACCAACGAGGCTTATGAAGAATGCTATCGCAAGACCAACTGGGAAATGGTTCCAGAAGGTGAAGAGCATACTTGCGAAGGCGATGAGTTTTATGAGATTTATGGAGATATTAATGCCGATGCTAAAGAAAACTTGACAGAAGCAGAATATCGTGGTCGCAAGGTAAAACTTGGAAAACCAATGAGGGGCGATGTAAAAAAGTTCAAAGTTTTTGTTCGTAATCCAACAACCGGTAAAGTAAAGAAGGTAAACTTCGGCGATAAAAAGATGCGTATCAAGAAGAGTAATCCAAAGAGAAGGAAAAGTTTTAGAGCACGTCATAATTGCGCTAATCCAGGACCACGTACAAAAGCACGTTACTGGAGTTGCAGAAAGTGGTAATATGGACAATTCACCAAAATATCTTTTTAAGATAGGTCAACTAGAAGCTAGTTTGACCGATCTTGCGTATGATGATATATTCTTGAAAGAACGTGATCCAAAAAAGAGAGAACAATATATCAAGAACATAATAGATGCATCAACAAAAGCGGCAGAAGATTATGCCAGAAGAATTAACCTCAAAGAAAACACTATGAAAAAATCAGAACTAAAAGAACTACTAAAAGTAATCGCAGAAGAAGTGATTACCGTTAAAAACTCAAAACTGGATGAAACAAAAGGATTGTCTGGTTTCAAGAAAGCAAAGGAGTCAACAGATCATACCGAAAACGTAGCCGACTCAAAGTCATTGACCCCGACATCAGAGCCAAAAGAAAAAGAAGAAGGCAAGAAACTTCCTGTAGTTAAGAAGCCATCCAACCCACAAAAAGTTGGAAGTATCAAGGAAGAAATACTGTCAATGATACGTGAAGAAATTGACGAAATGGCTCGCGTAAAAGGTGCGGTTGGTAACAAGTTTAAAGTAGAAGATCCAAACTCGCCAACAGGGTGGGCCGTTAAAGGACACAAGACAATACCAGATGGCACACCAACAGAGGCTCCAAAAGGTTCATATCAAAAAACAGGAACCAATCCAAATCTGGGTCGTCCAAAAACATCTCCGGTTGTATCAACTGGAACAGGATCACAGGCTGAAATTGCCAGAACAGAAGAAGCCGTCGCGGAATTTGTAAAGTATAATCCAAATGCAACAGAGCAGGAAGTTATTGACGCTATTGCTGAAAAAAATAGCGAAGAAACTCCGCTAAGTATGGATGCTAAGGTAATTCAGACCGCAATAGAAAAAGCAAAAGTGGACGCAGGAACAGAAACAGATACATCCGAACCAGATATCGCAAATCTTGCTGCATCTGAAAAAGCTGACAAACAAGCAAAGATGAACCGGCTACGTCAATATCTGTTGAAGAAAAAAGGATTAAAA